AGCGAATCCAATGGGTTTGGCAATGTTATTCAAGGGGTTGGGAATGTCATTCAAACAGTTAACGTCATCATCCAGAATATGGCTATGGCCTTTCAGTTTGCACTAGAAGCCCTCTCTGAAACAGGAGCAATCAAGAACGCCTATCAAGCATTTAAAGACTTGACGGATGCGGCTTTAGACCTTGCTGAAAAGTTAGGCGATGCTATCCCGTGGGATATTGTAGGGGCCGCAGCTGGCCACGTTGTAAATGCTATTTCAATAATTGTAAGCTGGATCTCCAAACTGTCACAGTCAATCGACGGAGATGTTTGGAGAGGTTTAATTACAGGGATTGGCGGTGCTTTGATTGCGTTCAAAGCATTTAATTTCTTGAAGAGTTTCAATCCGTTCAAATGGTTTTCAAAAGGCGCTAAAGAAAGCACTGACGAAGTTGTAGGAAGCGTGACGAATTCAAAAAGCGCAATCGCTCAAATCTTCAAATCAATCTCAACTCTAATCAAAACAACAGGAACAGCAATCGAAACGGCTGCGACAGGAATTGGTGAAGGTATCAAAATTGCTCTTTCTGGATTGGCTCCGGTCATCCGAGCATTTGGATTGGCTTTGAGAACGGCTGGGATTGGGAATATCCTTGCTCTTGGCGGAGCGATTGGTATTGCAGCAGTCGGAATCGGTGCTGGAGTGGCTATTATTGCGGCAGGCTTAAGTCTCATTGCTAGTCAAGGTGAAGGGGTGGCCACGATCATTAACGCAGTTGGTCAGGCATTCGCTACGGTTGCTACTGTGGTTATCGGAGCATTTGCGCGGGCTATCGTTACGGTTTCAGGAGTTCTTCCAAATGTGACAAGCGCTTTGGCTCAGCTATCTCCTCTTGTCGTTGCGTTTGGCGAAGCTATGGGAGCGGCAGCTCCGTTTATCACAGCTCTTGGTGAAGCCATTTCAGGAATTGCAACAGCAGTGACTCCAATCGTCGAGATTATAAGTGATGCGTTCGTTTCAGTAGCTCAAATTATTGCTGACGCTATCGTTCAAATTGTTGAAGCGATAGCTCCATTTGCTCCAGCCATAACTGAAATGGTGGTTGCGATAGCTCCGTCAATTGCTGATATTGTTTCGTCATTTAGTAGCATGTTCTCTCAGATTAGTCCTATCATTGATAGCTTGTCTAACCTCTTGAAAACGTTTGGAGAACAAGTGAGTTCTATCTTGAAAAGTGCTGGTAGTGTAGTTGAGTCCTTTGGCTCTGCTATTCGTAATGTGCTTGACGGTGTAGCTGGTATCTTCGATAGTATCGGTAACGCTGCTTTAAATGCGGGCCTTGGAGTAAAATACATGGCTGAAGGAATTGCGATGCTCACTGAATTAGGGTTGCTAGATTTAGCCGGAACGTTGGCAACAGTGGCAACAGGATTGACAGCTATTGCCAATTCTGGCATTGCTTCAGCAGGTCCTGGGTTGCAACAAGCAGGCCAAGGAATGCAATTGATTGCGATATTTTCGCAATTAGCATCAATGTCGTTGCAAGCTCTACCAACAGCATTCACCCAACTTTCTGAAAGCTTGACAAACCTACCTACACAGTTAAGTGCTGCTGGAAGTTCTTTACAGACTTTTGCTACTAATTCACAAGTTCTGGCATCTAGTGTTATTGTTATCAGCTCAGCTCTATTAGCTATTAACGTTGGATTTGAGATGTTCAATGCTCAAGTGTCGCAAGCTAATTCAGCTCTACAGAGTCTCGGAACGATTACTGCTGTTGTAGTAAGCAATATCAGTTCATTCGGTTCTAGTATATCTACATCGATGTCTGGATCAACTGCAGCAATTAGAGACGCTGGAACTCAAATGATGACTTCGATGCAAGAGTCTATCACTCAAATGCGGACTGTTGTTAATAATGGTATGACTTCGATAGTTTCATCTATTCAATCTAACGGAGCTTTGATGGTTTCTTCTTGGAGATCTGTTGGCCAGCAGATGATTACGATTACTCAAAGCTTCGTGAACAGTGCTAACAGCTACTTGAGAAACATTGCGTCAGGAGTTGACTTGTATTCAAATGGTTCAGCTCTTATGGCTGGTCTGAAATCTGGTATTGATTCAGGGTGGTCTCAGATTACATCTAGCGTCTCAAATATGGCTCAATGGATTAAGGACCATAAAGGACCAGTTTCATACGACAGAAAGCTGCTTATCGAAAACGGCTCGGCTCTTATGGCCGGTTTAAATCAAGGTATTCAAGCGGGTTGGAGAAATGTCATGGATAACATTTCAACCATGGCAGAGAGTATCCAGGATGTGATTGCAGATGACTCTTCAAACATTGGATGGCAAATCGGTCTAGGAATTTCAGATGGTCTTGATTCATCAATGAACGGTGTTACATCTCATTTAGATGCAATCCGTGACCATGTCAACGATTTTAGTCTGAAATCGAAGAATCTTTTGACAGGAGCGACTGCTACTATGTCAAGCCAATTGAAGGTTGAGACATTGAGAGGTAAAACGCCTATTGATGAAACCTCTAGCAGGCAGGAAGCCTATATCGCTCATTCAACCAGTCTATTATCAGATGTGATTGATAGCTTGTCAGAATTGAGAGAGCAAGTAGCACAAGGACAGACAATGGTCTTGGATACTGGGGCGCTCATTGGCGGTACTGCATATGCTTACGATGAAGCAGTAGGAAACATTCAGACATTGAGAGGACGGCATCGATTATGATTACTAAAATTAAGGAATATATCCAGTTCGGTGATTTTAATAGCAAAGATGCCGGTTGGTATCTTCAAAGTAGGGATGCTCCTACTCCTGATAAGAAGGAGATTGTGGAGCAAATACCTTATCTGCAAGGTGTTTTAGACTTCTCTGACGTACTCGGAGAAGTCTTCTTTGATAGACGAGAAATCACATACGAGTTCAAACTTCCCAATAAGGATTATCCGGATAGAAAATTGGCCGAGAGATTTATCAAGTCCAGCATGGCTACGAAATCAGAAAGTCAGCTATTTGATACTCACGATAAGCGTTATTATTGGCTTGGAAAGATCAAGAGCATTAAGGTGACAGATGTTCCCTTGAAGAAGCATTTGATTGCTACAATCGTCTTCATTTGCTATCCATTCGCATTTCATGTTGACAATTACTTCGACGATGTTTGGGATACGTTCGACTTCGAGAATGATTTCTCAAATTGGACCAAGTGGGATATAAATGGCCAAAAAGAGATTTATTTTGTGAACGGCGGAGATACTTCTGTTAGTCCGACAGTCATTTGCAGCAATGAGATTAGTCTTATCGATAAAAAAGGTAAAACATACAAGTTTAAGAAGGGTGAAAATACAGATTTCGTCCTTTCTGTGAAACCAGGTATCAACCGTTTTACTGCCAAAGGAAATGGAACGATTTCATTAAGATTTAATGCAGAGGTGATGGTATGAAGAATGGTGGATTTGAAGTATATTTTTGGAACTCTTTTCAAGAAATGTTATCGGATACCGATTTTACCAAAAAGAAGGTCGTTCATAGTCCATATACTCGAAAAGGTAATAAAATCCTTTCAGGATCTATCAAGCAAGCGCAGAATGCAATTAATGAGTTCACTTTTGTTATTCCGATGCAAAATGATTTGTATCAAAAACTCATCCCCTTTCAATCGATTGTCCAGGTCGTGAATTTATATGACGAGGAAGTCGAATTCGAGGGTAGGGTTTTGAGCATTTCAAATAAGATGACGAGTACAGGATTTGTTCAAGAGGTTGTTTGTGAAGATTTCCTATCCTTTTTGCATGACAGTACACAACATTTCCAAAAGTTGAAAAACACTGGTGCTGAAGCATACTTGAGAGAAATCTTGAATCAGCATAATGCACAAGTAGAAGATTACAAGCGAATTTATCTTGGTTCTGTCACTGTCAAGAGTTTAACAGACAAGCCTTGGCGCTATCTTGGATATGAATCTACTTGGGATACGATTCGAGAGCGTATTGTTGCTAATATTGGTGGATATCTTACTTTACGAAGAGAGAATGACGGCTTCTACCTTAATTGGACCTCTTCGATTGGTAAGAGTCAAGAATCGCCTATCCAATTAGGACGAAATATTAAGTCGGCATCTCGTGAAGTTTCATTTGACGGCATTGCTACTCAAATAATGCCGATTGGAGCAGATGAGAAGAACTCAGACGGCTCTTCTTCAAGTGATAAAGAAGAGCAAGGATCTGATGTAACAAGAAAGCAGATTGACATATCGTCAGTGAACGGTGGTAAGATGTGGCTTGAAGATGCTGAACTTGTAGCAAAGTTTGGCATTATTCGAAAACCTGTTATCTGGACAGAGATTGATAGTCCGTCCGTCTTAAAAAGTAGAGGACTACAGTACCTA